CATCAATAATATCAAAACTGTCAGGACTAACTTTTCTATCTTCTGGGCGACTACTATTTAGCTTTGCTAACCACCCACCTTCTTTCTTCTTCCAATGTCCGTAGAAATCGGTCCGGGTTTCAAAAGCTTTTTCCCAACCTGTTGTCTTGTGTTTAACAATAATTGACTTCTTCTCTGCTGCGTTAGCGGCGTGGTGAAGAAACATATCTAAATCTAGGATAGCAATTTCACTCAACTTTCACCTCTCATTGCTTCAATCATTAATTTAACCTTTGGTGGCAACTTATCATATTCCACTGTGCTCAAATAATGCTTATCGCCAATCGTACTTACAACATTAGCCGTAAGCTTAACCAAATCAATCTGATAACTTACTGTGCAATCAGGATATGACAATCGAATATCAATACTGTTCATATTTCACCTAAAAAGAAGGGAGCCGAAGCTCCCTATATATTTCATTTACCTAAGCAATTGCCGTTATCTGCAAAACAGTTTATGCAAGGTCTTTCATCGTCGCATTCTCGAAGCGTGGCGTTGGAATAGATACCTAGAACTTTAATCTTATCTTTTTCCCATTCTTTAAAATCTTCAACAGACTTAAACTTAAAAACTTCCTTAAGTTCTCCAACTTCTCGTGAATATTCTACACTCATCATTCGTATTCTCCAGATAGTGTACGATAAGTCTCAAGGAACTCTTGCTCTTTAGCAATCTTCTCTTCGGTTTTTTCTACGTTATTGCGGACATACACTTCGGCAGCTTTCATAGTGGTCTTTACAATGTTCTTTTCTAGACCACTTTCATTCTCTTCCTTAGCGTAGGTAAACTCTTTAGCCAAAGCTTCAATGTCTTGCTCAAGGGTGATTAGTTCGTTGTACAGAGCTTTTGCACGGATGTATAGGTCTTGTTGGGTCATAGCTTATTCTCCTTTAGTTAGTGCCAATGTTCGAAGGTTTCAATTACAGCATTATCACCTGTAATTTCTTTAAACTCACGGATCAGATTATCAAACTTCTTATACTCAGCCGGATGAACTTCAAATCCTACATAATAACCCTCATTCGTATAACCACTAACAGGCCGTACATTTAGGGGAAGATTAGCGCATTCAAAATCCCCGTAATGCTCCTCTTCAAGCTCACCTTCTTTAAGAAGTCCTTTGGATACAAGATATTCTTCTGCATCTTTTACATATAAACCTATATAAGTATAGGCAGTACATTCAACTCCCATTTTCTTCTCCCCTAATGTTGGCTCATCCTTGAGCCTATGTCAGTTTAGATGATCATCAGAAGACGATCACTGATCCGCATGAAGGGGATGTCGTCACTGAAGTCGTCAATTGAACCAGCGGGTTCTGGTGCTGGTTTACGTGCAGGGGCTTGTTCTTGCTCAGCAGGCTTGGCTTCCACCTTCTTAACCTTGTAGTTGCCCAGCACTTCATCCTCCACTTCGTCTGAGGAAGTCTTGCCCTCATAGCTCAAGTGCTCAACAACTTGCAGAGTATCCAGAGTAACAACAAGCTGACCATCCTTATTTTTATAACCGAACAGCTTTAGCGTACAGATAGAACCATTACCAACAAGCTCGTTAAACGCATTACCTTCAGTGTCAATCACGTTAACTCGTTGTGGGTTACCTGCCTTACTGAATTCTGGACGCGCTACAGTGAAACCCCACAGACCTTTAACAGCGTCATAGTTCGCCTTACCCTCTTCAACCTGTGAAGAAAGAGGATACTTGATCTTCTTTGGTGGCTTAGTGGTTTTGGTAACACCTACTTGAGCAAATTGCTTGTTCAGCATTACTTCATCATCGAGCTTATCTTTCACATCTTCTGGAACGAATACGGTTGCAGAAAACTCTTTCTCAGTTTGAGACTGATACTTAAGCTTAGGTTCCTGCACAGATGCATAGAACACCGGAACGTTGGTGATGTATACGTTAAAATTCTCTAGATCACCTTTCTTTGGTAGAGCTTTGACGATAACGTTGGAAGCTTGCTTGGTCATATAGTATTTCTCCTGTTTGGTTTAGTTAAAGTAGTTAATATCAATGCTGCCGCTGGCATTCATCTGATCACAATTGCCGCCTTTAGAACGTAGTAGCTCAACAACTGTTGAAGTCCTGCCTTGAAACCCATCACGGAACCGGTGACCACCTACGCGGTAAAATACCTCCGTAAACAGATCAAGTTCCTCTTGACTTTGCAGTGTAATAATTACCGGCTTAAACTCGTCTGCGCTTTCAATCTTCATTTCTCTCCCCTATTTATTCAACACACTTAATACCAATAACACCAATCAGCAGAAGAACAAATCCGCCAACCATCATTTTAAGCCACAAAATCACTGCTGTCCACAATGCCATTCCAAGAGTTAGGCCAGCAGGACCGAACAAGTAGATAGCATAGATGATTGAGCCAACAGTTGCAAGACCCATTGAAGCCCAGCCAAGGATAGCGAAGATGAAAAAGATAAATGCTAGGGTTGTTTTCATTAGCTTAGCTTCCGGTAGTGAGTGATGTCGTAACCAGTCTGTTCGGCATCAACATTCGCTTCGTTTTTCTTTTCTACGTTCCACCCGTAGAAGTCATCAACAAATCCACTGCCAAACTCTCCATTTTTAAACTTGACAGCTACTTGATCAGAGCACGCCACACCTTTAGGTGGATATTCTCCGTCGTTCTCAATCCAACCTTTCTCATCAGCACTCACCACAACACCACTAACCTTATTCTCCCAATCCTTGAAGTCATCGTAGGATGAGAAGTGATAGGTTTTAGTGATTTCACCAACGGATTCAGTCACTGTTACGTAGCCCATGTTAGCGAACCTCTTGATTGCCAGTTAGTTTAACAATGCGGATACCATCGGCCTTTCCACCATGTAGGGCTTTTTCTTCCCTTGCTTCGGCCCGAGTAGCACAGACGCTTAGGATGTAGTCTTTCTTGATACCGTGGAAGGTTTTAACTTGATCAGCAACTACAGCCCAGCCATTTAGCGTTTTCATTTGGTTATTCTCCTTTGATTAGTTAATGTAGATAGAACCTTCAACATCCAGTTCCTCGTAAACTCCACCATTTTTACTTAAATGGCTTACGATGGTAGAAGTGTTGCCAAATACTTTGCGGAACCTGTCCCCACCAATTCGGTGGAAGATTTCAGTAAAAATGTCCAGCTCCTCTTGAGTCTCTAGCGTGATGGTTACGGGGTTGAACTCATTAACTTTACTTTCTACTTTCATCATTTCTCTCCTTTCAACGTTTACGATAAACTCTTGTGGGAAACATTATAAAGCATTCTGAGGGGAAGTCAACAGTTGATTTGCGATTTCTTCTCGTGCAAATTCAAACAACTCCCAATTACTCCTACCATTGAATACGCTTGAGATTGTAGTGCGTGGAAAACCTAAAGTCAAGGCAATTTCGTTAACCCCATAACCTTTCGAGTCCAGCAGTGCGACTTCACAGATGTTTGCCTTACTCAGTTTTTGAGTATTAGGTCTTTTCTTGGCGTTAATGCGACCTGCTTCAATGCCATCCCGAGTATTCTGCTTCTGCGTAGTCCAGTAAAGGTTGTCTACTGTGTTATTAGCACGGGTATGATCCTTGTGCCCGACTTGTGGAAGGTTGTCTGGGTTATCCAGAAAGGCTTTGGCTACAAGCCTGTGCACATAGCGAACCCTAACGCCCAACGCATTTCCTTGTAAACCTACACTCATATATCCTGCACCATTGTCGTGCCAAAGCATTTTCTTATTATTCTTTAGATCAATAACTTGACCAAAGTTGCTAACAGCATAACGCGGCTGAACTTGATCGTCAATAATCGGTTTCCAAATCTCTTTCACGTTTACTCCTTAATCAATGGGTCAATAAGTTTGCGAGCTTCCTTAATGTAGTAATCATAGTTTAGATCATCCCAATCAAACTGTTCAATCTTGTTGCAAGTCTTAACCTTCCAGTCGCTATCAATAGAAAGCCTGCGATCACCTTCAGCTTCTTTACCAGCAAGCGCAGGCATTAGCTTTACAAGCTTACCACCTTCCTCAGATGGATAGTATCGACAAATGTTCTGCTGCTTTAGTTCCTCACCATCGTCCATAACAAGCACGAGACTGGAATTACGAGGCACCTTGGTACGTAGGAGAAAATCCCACTTATTCTTATGGCCTTTGATAAAGTCTTCAGCCTTACCTTTACCTAGAATCTCGTGCTCAGCAGCCATTGGGATTACTAGAGAACTGTGATTTTTGTTCCAGTCCAAACCAGCATACTCATAGGCACCTTTACGTTTAACTGACCCATCCTTTTCATAAATCGCCGTGTAAGAATTTACATCCCTAATAGCCATCATTGAGTAGTCATTCCTTTCCATCTCAAGCTTGGTAACATTCTCCCAGTCTTTTACAATCTTGTCAACTACTAGATCATCACTTCGGTTGTGCTTGAAAGTAATACCATCAGTGTTAGCTTGAACCATTGTTAAGTCTTTAACTTTCAACAGCTTTTCAATCAACATACAAAGTGAAAGCTGACCTGAGATTGTGATAGTCATAGTGTAGAGTGCGTCGAAGAACGGACTGAACTCACTGTTGCTATCGCCATATACCCCATTGAGTGCCAATTTCATTACCGCATTTTCTGGGCTACCTTTCGGAAAACTCTTGCGCTCATCATAAACGTCCTTATAAATCTTACAGAAGTTCTTACCCAAGTGCTTAGGGTAAACATCATTCGAGATTGCAAGGTTGGGGTAGTAGCTGGCAACATCTCGATCGTCAATAACTTGACGCTCATCAGAGCGCACAATTCTTGACTCTACGCTACCGTGAATACCACCAGTACCAAAATCTAGTCGAAACCCATCTACAACCACGTTCAATGTTTCTGCTACATTCCAATACAGCCAATAAGCTTTCTTCTGACCGCCTCCATTAGCCTTTGTTTCCTTTCCCTTAAGCTCAATCTCTTCAACCCAACACAGAGGTTTGTCTTTCTTGAACTCTTCAATCTGAGCCTCTGTAGGGGCTTTAAACAGCTTCTTACGTTTGGTGTGTAGCTGTGCATACTGTGCAAGCTCTGGACCAAGATCGCTTTCCAAAATGTCAGTGAAGACACCTTTGGTCTCAGTGATACTCTGCTTTTTGAACCAATTTAGCAGAGCGTTAAACTCTGGTCGTTCGTATTTAATGTAAGGTAGGATCGCATCCTTTAGATGGATCACGTCCCGCTTAGTTTGATTGATTGTACGACCATATTTACCAACCTTGTAGCAGCTTCCTGGCATTTCACTTTCAAGACGATTGATAAAATACTGCTTACCAATCTTGGTGTCATTAAAGTTAGTGCAATCAAACCCATACTTCTGTGTTAGTTCTTCACGAAACTTCAAAGCTTTAACTGAGTGATGGTAGAAACGCAGGGTTTCCATGACATCGTGTTTGTTATAGTGAATCAGAGTATCAATCTGAATTGAGTTTAGCTCTGTTCCCACTGGAAAAGGTAAATCCTCAATTGTCTCTGACCGCATATTAAACTCAAGCATCTTAAGAGAAGTTGCCCGAGCCTTGTTATCAAAATGATGAACCTTATACAAATCAACCTGCGGAATTATTACATCCTTAGGTTTGATTGCATTACCAAACTTCTCATCTCTCTGTGAGTTAATAAGATTCATTGCCACATCATAGATTTCAGTAGCAGTGATCTTTACTTTCTTTCCTGCTTTAAATGCCTTGCGTGCTTTCTCAAGAATGTGATGCAGAACTGGATAATCAAAACCTACGTTGTTAAAGCCGACTAGGCGATGCTTGTTAGATACAACTTTGCGTAGAAAATCCAGAACTTGCTCAATTTCATTCTTACGATCACTTACCTCAAATACTCGAACACCCTTGCCATTAGCGTAAACGGCGCAGAAAGTGAACACGTTGGGGTAAGTTTCAATATCAAAAATCCAATCACCCTTAATAAAGTCAGTCATTTATCCTCCTTAAATGTAGGAGGGAATTACCCCCTCCATTAAAAGTCTACCACAACTTCTTCACGATTACTATAGTCTTGAGGTTGTGGCTCAAGAGATTGCTCAACATACGGATCGGGCGTAGCAAACATGTGCGTTGTAGCGCTGTCATAGCGTAGCCACCCAGCATCACCTGTGTTACCAGTTCGACGACACTTAACAAGCTGTAGCTTAGTAGCTGACCGTTTGATAGGGTCTGGGTTCATCTTATCACGGCTAATCAAAATAGTATTGAATGCAATTTGATTTAAACTCGATGAGCCCATGAGCTGGTATTCCGTTACAGCGTGTGGGTTTTCCTCCGAAGGTTTCTTCATATGGCTAACCGCAATCACACAGGTGTCTGTCTCCTTAGCAAACTTAAGCAGCGTGTCCATGAACTCAATGATTGCACCATTATCACTACTGTTCACACCTGCTTGGACAGGGTCAATAATAATGACATCACAGCTTTCAGCCTTAGCCAGATAGTTCAGCTTATCGAAAATCTCCGTAGTAGAGATACTACCCTGATGGTCAACATAAACAAATTGATCTTTCTTAACCAAGTTGTCAAAGAACCGAGTCTTTAGCGCTTGAATATCAATCATGGAACGATCAGTAGTGCGAAGATTTACCCCTGCATCAAGCGATAGCAAGTCTCGTACAACCTCACGCTTCGTCCCTTCAAGATACATTGCACCTACTTTAAAACGTGTATTCTCAATCAAGTGGAAGACCACATTATTCACAATAGTGGACTTACCAATACTGGTCAAAGCTCCGATGATTGTAATCTCACCCTTTTCCATGCCACCACCCATCATCTCATTCAGATGAGACCATGAGCTAGGTAGTGGAATCTTCACATTATTATCTTCACTCTCAAAATCATCCCACATCTGGCTAAGGTGTAGAACGTCTACGCGGCTAAATGGTACAGCCTTCCAGAAGATTTGCTTAAGCTCAGCGGAACGACCAGCTTTAACCATATCCGAGGCGTCTTTAACGCCGGCAGGAAACTTGGCAATAAAGACTTTACCAGGGCTAAGTAGTCGTGCCGCCTGTTCTACGTATTGTTGTGCATTGTCATCGTTATCAAATGCCAAGACAACCTTTTCAAAGCTATTCAAGTATTCAAAGTTAGCCTTGAACTGCTTGATAATACTTCCATCACCACAAGTCACGCTAACACAAGGCGTCCAATACTCTGCACTATCTTTCTTGCTGTATAGTGCTTGCGCAAAACTGAGGGCGTCTTCCTCGCCTGTGGTAATCACAAGATACTTCTGACCAGCTTCAAATACAGATTGCCCAAAGAGTTCGTTAGTGGCTTTGGTGCTACCGATTCCAGTAAAGCTTTTAGGTGTTGAGCGCTTCTTAAATCCTACAATTTTACCGTCTTTAGTTGAAGGGTAGTATCGAGCCTTTACATCAAACTCACCTTCAACTTCAGTGTGTACCCCATACTTAGCTGATACAGGTTGTCCAATTCCACGAGCTTTCCACCCACGAAATGGGATAGCTTCAATATCAGTAAAATCAGTTTCTACATGCTCACGCGCTTTATAGTTCTCAGCAGGTTCCAACTTAGCCTCCTTAGCAATATCTGGACCAAAGTATTTATTGCAGACGAAGCACCAGCAATCTACAACTGTGCTTCCGTCTTCTTTTTCTTTCTCATAGACAGCCATCCCATCAGAAGATTCACATTCCAGGCAGCTTGTATGAAACAGTAGAGTACCTTCTTTCATTTACTAACCCTATCAATCAGCGCCAAATCCAGCAACACAGGCAATACCATAAGCCATCCGCTCCAAGTTGTCCCTACATAATAGTTCAGCAAAATATAGCTGGCGATAGTGGTCATTTTTTACTTACTCGCAGAGCTTCCTGCTGTTCCATGCGCTCAAGCTGTTTGGTTAGCTCAATAACAAGCTTCTCAAGCATTTCTTCACGAGAGTTAATAATAGCTGCTTCATAGGCGTATACGTAAGCAGCCACAATAGCATTTTTCATATTCATCACTTGCCCTCCTTCACTTTAGCCGTCAGTTCGCATACTTTACTGCGAGGTAGGTCTTTTTGACATTCCGCAACAACTTGTTTTGCTTTATCTAGAATATCCTGCTCAACACGACCCGGTACAAAGATTGCGAATCCCCATAGAAATCCTATGCCAAATACCCATATAAATTCTACTATTCCATATCTACTCATCTACTTAACCACCCGTAGATGACTTCTCCGCATCTGCTTTTGCTTACCCTCAAGCAACTCATCCGCCCACTTAAGCTTCCTAGCTTTTATATACTCAGGAAGATTCTCCGCCAACTCGTTGAGAAAGCTAATAGGCATATCGTCAAGGGCCTTGTATAAGATATTGCATTGTTGCTCAAATTGTTTGTTCATTCTTCAATCTCCGGCAACATTTCAATCGCCCAATTCAAGATTTCAAGTTTAGCATTTCTATACAAAACACCTTCCTTGTAAGGATCAAGCTCAGGAGGCACTGACATAGGATTCTGATACTTTTCAAAAGCCTTTTCCAACAAAGCTTTATATTCTTTTAGGCCATATTCTTTATTCATCACTCATCTCCTTCAATAATCTTTCTGCATTAATCACAGCTTGCCTAATCAGAATCAATCTAGGCGAGTCTATCCGATAAAATTCCACACCAAGCTGTATCTGTTCGTAGAAGTCTAGCATCACTAGGATTGATTTGCAAGCATCATACATCTCAACCAATGACTGCTCTAATCTCTGCTGCTTGGTCAGCTTGTCCTTCATCATAACCTCGTTCATAAGCTTCGTCTAGCTTAGACTGGTGAGAATCTTGAAACTCTACAGAAGCCACGGAGAGCGCTGCCATAACGATTTCAGAGATGTTGATACCCTCGTACTCAAGGATACCTCTTTCAGCCACAGAGAGCAAATCTAGAGGTTTGTAGATAGGGTTCATGACCAGTATCCAGCGTTGGCACAATTACCATTAAACTCACCCATCTCATACTGATAGTCTGCGACCTTAAGCACAATCTCTGAAAAATTATAGCCGTCTACTGCAAGGACATTATCACGAGCAAGCTCAAGCAGCTCCTCAGCATTCAGCAAATCCAATTCATTAAGCGTCATTTTATTCACCCCACCAAATAGTTACGAGACCAGTCTTTCCAATCTTCTGCAAGTTGCTCAAGATCAGCATGTTGACTCACTGAAATCTTGCGACCGTTAAAATCAAATTTAACAAATGCAACATTCCACTCTTGAGCCTTTTGTTTAGCTTCCTCAATCGCAGTAATGAAACTTGTACCAGCCAGAAACTCAACACCGATAGTGATATTAGATTTCATCATATCCCCCTTTAGCTTCCAAAGCATCCACCAACATTGCCAGACCGAATACATCAATGTCATGAAGCTTACCATATTGCTCCACCATTCGTACACAGATTTTATGGTGCGATGGTAGATAGCACGAATCGATATAGCGAAGAATTGTCATAAGGTCTTTGTCCATTTTACTGTTCATGAATCACTCCAGTGGTAATAAGTAAAACCTGTTCCAAAGCTCGTTAAAACTAATCCCATAAGGGCCCAGGATAATGAGTCTTCTACGTTTCCCATATAAACACACGCTATTCCAGTAATGAAAGCCACAGGGCCTATAATTTTGCTAATCATCTCAAATCTCCTATCAGAATTTAATCACACAACCACTATGACGGATTTCAATCACGTTGTCAATGGTGATCGTCCGATAAGCGCCAATCTTCACGTCAAAGGTGGGTAGCAAATCGTCCTTACCGGCACAAGGGTTCACACCACCACGACTGTGCTTCTTAACGTTCTGCCGGGCGTTCATGGTCCGAACCTCACCAGTGGTTTTCTTGGTGAATACTACCGTATAAAAGTCTTGGTCCACGATGTTGCTGATGTAGTCACGGATTGCTTTACGCTTAGCTTCACAGGACATGCTCATCACTTCTCTCCGGTTGATTACCTTACCATTTAGATTCTAGCAAAAGGTCTGCATGATTGCAAGAGTTGATTTCAGTAGCGCAGTATTCGTTCCAGTTCTTTCGCAAAGCATCTGCATCGTACTCGGCAGTCATGCCAGTGCGTTTGTAGACAGACATTATCGACTCAGCCTTGACAGAGAAAATTTCGTAACGACTATTCCAGCACCCGCAAGCTGTAGAACGGCCATTGTCGAATATCCAAACCTTAGGCTTAAGCTTGCAGCAAGGACAGAATGACCAATTCTCTGCGTTTTTAATCTCAAAATAAGCATCGATGTGGTTGTAATCGGAATGGACATCAAAGCCGTGGTCTACCCACTTGTAATAGTTGCCAAATTCATTCTCTACTTTTACTACGATCATCTCTGATTTCTCCACTGACGTTTCTGTTGCTTTTCTTTCAGTCTAACCCAAGGCTTTCGCTTGTCAACAGTCTGCACAACCTCTTTCTTTGGTAGACAGTAGTCATTGACTGGCTTAATGTCACCCCAGTCAATAGTAATTGTCAAGCTTGGTGTTACTCTGTCTTTCTCTTTAGGAACGTAATCTTCGTAACTCAACCCTGTCAAATTCTTGATCCTCTCAGAGCAAGACTTGGCATGATCCTTGTCAGTCGCTATTTTCAGGTAGCTACCCAGAGTCTTACAGATAAGTTTACGACCTTGCTCGGACAGCTTCATGCCCAGCCGGCGGTAGTAGCGCAAACCCCAGTGCCAAGCATTCACTTCATTCTCTACACAAGCCTTGTCAACACTGATGTACATACCCATAAAGGATTGTCGGCTAGACCTATACTGCTTAGCCTTACAGTGACCCAGCTCATGGATGTAACCTAGGAAATCTTCTTCCGTCTTAGGAATAGGCGCACGGATCATAGTAGATGCGTCCGTCAAAGATTCGTTGACGTCCTTGATCGGAATAAAGCTGATAGAATCCTTTACAAAGCGATAGGTTAAGTAGCTCTTGAAGTCACGCTTACCGATCTTGATAGCGCCTTCAAAGCCTGGATGCTTACGCTCAAGCCTCATCAAAGGGGCGTCAATGTTGATGATTTCTCCGACATTAAAAGACATCTCACTCACCTCATCAGGTTGATTTGCTTTCGATAGGTCTAAATTACCACGATCTGATGAGGATGCAAGGGGAATTTTGATTGAAAGATTTTATTAGGAGTTGGTGAGCTATAGAGAGAATTGTGTAGACGTTTGGGGAAAAGCTAGTATAATTGGTGTCGTGAACATTTAACAGCAATGGTACTTGTTTGCTCGGTCTTTGGTGGGGTCAGAAATGCAACGGGCGCCTTAGACTTAAAGCTTACCACGGAGTCACCACAAAGCACAGTCTGGTCGAAAAGGTATGGACTGAGTGACAGCGATCAAGGTCGTAAAAATGATACCGAAGGTTAGCCGCCTTGTAAACCTGTGCTAACCCCTTGCCTATGAATGTACCCATGCTTCGTAGGATTTGTTGAAGTCTCAAGTGGAATGCTGAAGAAATTCAGTCCATGGGGTTGACACTGAGTTCTTAAAAGGAATAGACTCTGACCTAGGTCGAAGCGCAGAGAGCCGCAGGGTTCTTAAGAAGCGTATGGCCACGGGTTAGGGGTCTTTTTACCTTAATTTCAGAACTCAGTGGAATGTAAATCTGAATACCATTTAAAGGAGATTGGTAATGAAGCTAGATGATTATATGAAAGCACGCAACGGCTTGACCGCAGACGGTGGGATCAAATTTGCGATGACTAATGAGGAATTTATTGCTTTTGGAATAACGAATGTCAAAGGTTGGGCTAGGAAAAACGAGAGAAAGGACATTGATTCCAACCTTGCTAACTCCTTACTTGCGAGGTTTTCAAAATTCAAAGATTACAAGGACGACAATCAGTTTCTGTATCTCATCCATTGTGATAGTACAGGTAATTCAAAAATTGGAATCAGCAAGAATCCTAAGACCCGTGCTGCTGCTATTTCTTGTGCTATGGGTCTGCCTGTGAAGCTGGCGTCTGTATGGAAAGTAAACCAGCCTGCAAGAGAGATTGAAAAATCTCTTCACTCTTTGTTCAAAAAGCAAAGATTGGTGGGAGAATGGTTCAGTGGGTTGTTGACAAGTGAAGAGATTGAGTCTAACATCAAATCAACCTTTAAGAAGATCGTCTGAGGAAATTGAAATGAACACAGAAGCCGTCATCGCCCGTCTCGAACAATACCGTCGTGATTTTGATTTGCACACAAACAGCTACGCTAAGGACGCAATCTGTCAGCAGTTCTTGGGGTTTATCTCAGCGCTTAGCTACAGCGATCTACCCTACCCTATCCTGAAGTATTGGGGTGATGAGTGGGCTGCTATGTCGGCAGAAGTTACTAATCTGATTTATGGCGAGTCGAAACGCAATGAAGACACTAATCGACCGTGCTAAAGCCCTTGCCCTTGAGCTTCCGAACGTCAAAGGCTTCCAGAGAGTGGCTTGTATTATATCGGATAAGCGTGGTAGGATTCTTTCCACAGGTGTTAACGACTACACTTGTACGCACCCTTTGCAGAAACGTCTCTCAGAGGCCACAGGATTC